ATGGGGATATAGCTCAGTTGGGAGAGCGCTTGAATGGCATTCAAGAGGTCGTCGGTTCGATCCCGATTATCTCCACCAAATTTTATAACCTTATCAATTAGTTATTAGTTGGTAAGGTTTTTTGCTTTTTGGCATTGTGCCAATTTTGTGTCAAAAAGCTGGACGTTGTCAGCGTGGCTTTTTAAATGCTCAATAGACAAGTGAGCATATCTCCGCACTGTATCTGTTTTTGTCCACCCTCCAAGCTCCTGCAATACGTATAACGGCGTTCCGGACATAATGTGCCGCGTTGCCCACGTATGACGCAGATCATGGAATCGGAAGTCTTTTATTCCGGCTCGCTTAAGCGCTTCTCTAAACGCCCTTGTGTTGGCAATTTTTACCGCATTGCCATTATACGTAAACACATTTTCTTTGTGCTTGCCGAATTGTGCTACAATAACTTCGATGGCTTTGTCGTTTAACGGAATACCTATGCCGTTACCCGTTTTCGACTGCTCGGAGTTTATCCATGCCATCTTTTTTGGTAAGTCGATTTGCGACCATTTTAACTGAGTGATATTTGACATTCTCAGCCCGGTTAAAATAGCAAATTGTACGATTGGTTTTAAGTGCTCCGGCAATTCCTGCATGAGCCGAATTTCTTCGTATTCACTTAACCATCGGATACGTCTTTTCGGCTCTGGCAAAAATTTTATTGCCGGGCATTTATCAATCCATTCCCATTCGACTGCCGCTCTTAATACAACTCTTATTTGCTGCAAGACGGCATTAATTGTTCTTGCTTTAACGCCCTCTCTCGCTTTTTCGGACTGGATAAACTTAATCAAGTTGCGATCGATTTCTGACAGTTTTTTGTCGCCAAGATATTTATCAAGCCACACTAAACCGTAAATCATATTCCGATCTTGCTTGCGCTTTGGTTTTTCCTCAAGCCATTGCACAACAGCCTCTTGCCAAGAATATTCCGGACGCTCACCAAGTTTAAAAACTCGCCAGCACTCGTTGTATTCTTTTGAGGCTAGTTGCAACGCTTGATTTTTGTCTAAAGTCCTAGCGCTTCGGCGTATCCGCTCACCATTCGGCGATGTGAACGAGTAGTGCCAGATTTCCCCTCTTTTCTTGAGGGAGATAATTTGACGTGACATATATTCTCCTCATGCCCCGCCACTTGTCCGGAGCGATCTTTATCCTTTTTCACAAATTTTTCAAGTTCGACCGCATCAAATTTCCATCTCCCGCCGATTTTATATGCCGGAATTTCATTTTTTGCCGCTTTTTCGCGTAAAGTAACCTGGTGCATATCAATGATTTTTGAGGCTTTAGCAATTCCTATCAGTTCCATATTCTCTCCAATAAAAACCTCTTGCATTTTTGGCAAGAGGCTTTATGTTTAGCTTTTAGACATACGCTAGACGTTGATTTAAAACATCGAGGTAATCATCCATAGCACCCACTTGTTTATTCAATAACTTCAATAGGTCGTGATCACATTCCTTCATTCCGTCAAGAATGGCTTTTAACTTATCAAGTCGTTCAGCCAATTCGTTGCGTTCACGTTGCAACCGATAAATCCAATCGCCGCCGATTTTTTGCTTAAGCTCAAAACCAAAGAGTTGCCATAACTTGTCAAAAGCGTTTTCATAAGCAATCTTTTTGCCAATTTCCACGTCGAAGTTATTTGGATCTACACAAGCACTTTCACCGGTAACTGTAAATCCAGAATGCAACTTGATAACAGCAATAGTGATTGTTGTCCCATCCAGTTGATGATATGCCGTATCGGCAATCTGCTGTTTCAAGAATTCAGTATTAATACTGTTCATTGTTTTTCTCCTATATTGAGTTAATAAAAAACCGCCCTTTCGGGCGGTCATATCATTTTGCGTTATTACGCATACCATTTTTCTAATTTTTCAAATTCTTCGACCAATTCACTTTGTCCAAGAGTTTTCAGTACTTCACACAAGATTTTATCAGCTTCAATATGTGTTCCCTCAACATCTCGATTGTTTGCAAGATCACGAATACGATTGATATAGTCTTCAATATTTGGATCTGGCATATAAGTTTTTTCAAAAATATCTGGCTTACACGGATAAAATTCGCCATTTACCCCACAGATAACCCAATCATTTTCGGAAATTTCCATTACACCCTCTAATGTTTTAATTTCCCCTCCGATAACCTCTCCGCCATATTGCGACCAATACGAAACATTTTTACTTCTAAAAATGTGCGGAACCCCTTTAGTGAAATTCTCTTTTGTGAATTGCCACGCTTGGATTGTGACTGGTCTTTTTGTGTAGTTCATAATTTATCTCCAATAAAAAACCGCACAAAAGTGCGGTCTAAATTAATCGTCTAAAGCGTTTTTCATGGCATCTAGCCATGCTTGGGCGTCAGATTCGGTGCGGAAACAGTTGCCGTTTAAAATGCTACCATGATCAAGTCGGTTTGCATGCATTGTGTCTACTCCTTCACTATACTGAGTAATACTGTAGTAGGTCTCTCCTTGTTTTGGCTTAAACGGCTTAGGCAGTGTAACGGTGATTGTGTCGGATTTTGAAGATGATTCTGCGGTATCTTCTCGACAAATTTCTGGTTTCCCAAAATCTTCGCACCACATGATATATGTATTGTGCTCATCGCCAAGTAAATAACTACCGCCTCTAGCTTTTCCGATAACGGGATATTCAAATCCGTCATCAAATCTAACCATTAAGCCTTCCTGATACGCCTTTTCTAGCACCTGTTCGGATGTTAGTTCGGACTCTTCCAACATGCCGACAATATCAAATTCGCTTTCGCGTTTTAGCCAGTATTTGCCATCTTTGCTCCAATTACATAAATTTCTCCCGAACTCCCCAACAATATAGCTATTACCATCTTCTGGACCGACTTTGCTAAGACCGACTACATACGCTTTTTGTCCGTTGCGTAACTGCACAGGCGCACCATTCAGTGCCTCTTGTAAATCAAAAGGTTTCATAAATTCTCCTTAAAAAAAGACCGCAAAAGTGCGGTCGTTGGTTATTCGGTTGGTGGCGGCGTAAGTGCTTTCCAGTGAGAGACGTAATAGCATTGATGTGGGCTATGTCCGTCATCGCAATAAAACTTACCATCCATCAAGTATCCAATAAACTGATGAGATCCAAAGTCACTAAGTATATCCATACCATAAAGCAAAACAGAGCAACTCTCGCCGTCCTCGTTGACCGGAGGCAATCTATCACTACACTTAATCCATCTGTTGTTGTTTTGGCTCATTTTGCCCCCCCCCAATTTGCTCAACAGTAATTTTGTACTTTTCACAAAATTTACCATCCGAATTTTCCTCGGAAAGAATTATTGGCTTACCAAATTCGATCGCATGCTGCGCAACTGCAAACAGGATTTCTGTTGTCATATCTTGTTTTGTTGTCCATGTATCGCCTTTTTTGTTTACGTATCCAACAAAAATTTGATTTGTTATTGGACTAACACCAACTTTTATTTGTTTTGATGTCATTTTTTATCTCCTTTATACGGTTTTAAATCAATCACCGGCAACACATCAACCAGCGGTCTTGCTGTGTTGTAATCTTGCTTTGCGTCGCGGTTTTTTATCGCCCACGCTTTGAAATCTTGTATTTCTTCTTTCGCTAATTGGGCATTATTTGGAGAGTCGCAAAGTCTAATAATATGCTCTCGAGTATCTCCATCAAGTAAAATCCAATATTCTTTCGCTCTATCGATTGCAAATTTGGATGTGCCACGGGTAGTTTTGAAATGTAAATCAACAAAGCAATAAAACATTTCTTTAAATAATGAATAAGGAATACTTACATTAATTTCTTTCATCTTTAACACCTGAGATTCGACTTTTTGCTACTTCAATTAGCAATTTGTATTCATTTTTTGTTTTATCATCATGCACTTCGGCGGATTTTGCTAAAAACTCATCAACCGTGCCGGTAAAACGACCACGCGTTACAATTAGTCCGTCTTTGCCGTTAAATACTGTTAGCGTACCGTTTTCCGGCCCGACATTAGTTGCCCAAAAAATCATTTCCCGCTCGGAAATTACGGCATAAGATCTAACCCAAGCGTCACCGTACACCCGAGCGTCACCGTACACCCGAGCGTCACCGGACACCTCAGCGTCACCGTACACCCGAGCGTCACCGTACACCCGAGCGTCACCGGACACCCAAGCG